CGGCAAGACATCATGGCATCCTAAACTTGCGAACGATCATGATGTCTTGTGTGAGGATGTAACGCAGCAACTTGCCGCGAACATACCGCCCGCTCCAAACGAATACACTGTCGAAATCGTATGTAGCGAGGAAATACTCGACGAGATCGAGGCGGATTCGGCTTACTTCGTTTCATGGTCCGAAGAAATCATAGAGAGTCCAGTGTGATGGCAAAGAAACCAAAGAAAGAAAAACCAATCCATGGTCAAAAAGTCAGTGAAGCAGTTCGACTAAAAACAAAAGGCTATAGTAAAACCCAAGCTGATAAGTTAGCTGGTATAGACGATGATTTAACACGAGAAGAGATTTCAGATCAAAGAATAGTTCTTCAAAAACAATTTCCAAAAGCCATATGATAACACTTCAAGAGGAAATAGCTGCCAAAATTTCAGCAGGATTGCAAAGAAGGACAGTCAAAAGTTGTTCAAAATGGGCAGAGAAATACCGTGTAATGGGAAAACCTTTTCCTGGTACATGGAGTTTTGATCATCATCCTTGGCTATTGGAGATGCATGATACGCAAGCAGAAAAGACTGTTGGTCAAAAAGCTGCTCAAATGGGTTATACCGAATGGGCAATGAATTTAACTTTTTATAACATGGATGTAAACAGTTTTGATTGCTTGTATATTCTACCCACGTCTGATGATGCTGGAGACTTTTCAGCTGGACGTTTTGATCCTGCATTAGAATTATCGCCACATTTGCGAGGTTTTTTCTCAGATGTCAATAATGTCAGACTGAAGCGTGCTGGAAGTAATACTTTATATGTACGTGGAAGTCATAGTCGAAGTAAACTGAAGTCCATTCCGACACCCTTGATCGTTGTCGATGAAATGGATGAAATGCCACCAGCAAGTATTGCATTACTTGAAGAAAGACAAAGTGGACAAGTACAAATAATCTTGATTTTTCTCAGTACACCTTCAATTGATGGATTTGGGATCAATGGTGAATACATTCTCAGTACAGAAGAACACTTTCATTTCAACTGCCCTCTCTGTAACAGAATCATTGAGTTGGAATTTCCTGATTCTCTTGTGGTTACTGCTGAGTCTCTAACAGACAAAGGTATAGTGAATTCTTACTTGCAATGTATGCAATGTAAGGGTAAACTACCAATTGAAAAACGTCCAAATGGAGAAATTTATAAACCTTGGTTAAAGCATCGAGATCGAGGTGGAACGGCTCATTTTATTCCTTCACATTCTAACAGAGACGTACGAGGATTTCATGTTAGTCAATTTTACAGTATGGCACGAGTCGGAGATCCTGTAAAATTAGCATATGCAAAACTCTTAGCGGACCGTGATCCAACTCGTGCTCAAGAATGGTGGAACTCAAAAGGTGGACTTACTTATGAGGCAGAAGGAGCAAGAGTAACTGAGAAAAATTTGATGGATTGCACAGGTGGATATCACAGTGGTCCATCATCTGCACGTGAAGTTATTCCAACAATGGGAATTGATGTCGGTGCAGTTTTACATACAGTTATCAAGGAATTTACACTTGAAGGTTGGATGCCAGCAATGGCAATCAATGATTTAGCATCAGCTAGAATTCTTCAAGCAAAGACAACCAGTGGAAATGTTTCAAATGGTGAAGATGATTTTGAAGAAGCTCTTGAATGGTTTAAAAAATATGGATGTCTTGGTGTTGTAATTGATGCAGAACCGGAACGACGATCAGCTTTGAGATTTGTACAAAAGATTTGGGGACGTGCTTTACTTTGTGACTATTTATTTTCTCAGTCAGGACGTGAAGCAATCATTGATGAAGATGCCGCCAGCATAAAAGTCAACCGAACTGCTTGGATGGACATTTCACTTGGACGTTATAAGAATGGAAGTGTTCAGATACCTGTTGACATTAGTCTTGAATTCAAAAGTCACATACGTGAACCCGTTCGTGTGTTTCAAGAAGATAAATGGGGAAATAAGTACGGTGTCTACAAAAATGTGAAGCCAGATCACTTTGCACATGCTGACACTTATGCTGAGATCGCTCTACCATTGGCAACAAGTATCGCTCAAAGTTCAACCATAACGGATCTATACTAATGGTACAAAGAGCAGTAAATCCTTTAGAAACAGCCACTATAATTGCTAAACGTCATGCGTCTTATATTAGGATGTCGACAGATTGGGTAAAATGGCGATTAGCATTCAAAGGTGGAAAAGATTTTGTCAATAAATATCTTGTAAAACTTAGTGATCGTGAATCCGATCCTGAATTACTAGCTAGAAAAACAATTGCATTTGCACCTTCTTTTGGGAAGGCAGCAATCAATGATATTAAAAATTCAGTTTTTCAACGTGTGGGCGATGTTCATAGAGTTGGTGGACCAAAAAGTTATCAAAATGCAATTTTGGGACTTGAAGGTGGAGTTGATTTTGAAACTTCATCTATGGGTGAGTTTGTAGGTACACAATTACTTGCAGAAATGTTAATAATGCAACGTGTTGGTGTGCTTGTAGACAATTTTACTGATCTTGGATCAACTTTACGAGATAAAAGTACAAAACGACCTTATCTTGTACGTTTTGTTGCAGAAGATATTTTGAATTGGGCTCCTGTTCGTCCAATAAATGGATTCACAGCTTTATTGTTAAAAGAAACTGTAACTGTTGATGATGAATGGGGACTTCCTAGTACACCGATAACCAATTACCGTCTTTATAACAAAGTAGCAGACGGTGTACGTTTTCGTCGTTTTGATCCTGATGGTCATATCTTAAATGATGTAATGTTGGATATTGAAAAAATTCCGTTTGCAATGGCAGAAGTGGATAATAGTCTACTTATCGATGTTGCAGATTATCAAATTTCACTTTTGAATCTTGAATCATCTGACGTATCTTTTGCAACGAAAGCTAATTTTACATTTTATTACGAGTTTTTTGATCCACGAACAGAACAAACATTTGCAAAAACAGCTTTACCTAATGACACAGGAACAGAAGCAGAGGCAAAGACATCTGCACCAAAAGAAATTAAATTGGGTCAAGGTCAAGGTCGAAGAATTGGTAAAGGTCTAGAAAAACCAGGATTCATCTCTCCTGATCCTGATACACTTCGTGTAAGTATGGAAAAGGGTGAGCAACTTAAAAAAGACATACGCAATCTTCTCAACCTCAATCTTCAAAGTATGAGTCCCAGACGACAATCAGCTTCTTCACAAGAATTTGATAGTCGTAGTTTGGAATCATCATTATCTTTCATTGGACTCTTGCTACAGCGTCTAGAACGAGAGATAGGCGTACATTGGCGTGCTTTTGAGGGTGAAGGATCTGAGATCCAAGTAACCTATCCAAAAACGTATAATCTTAAAAATGATAAAGATCGAAGGGATGAAGCTGGAGAGTTGGAGGAATTACAAAATAAAGTTCCTTCTGCTGAATTTCGCAAAACAATTTCCAAGAAAATTGCCACAATTCTTGTGGGTGGAGATATTCCAGAAGATACCTTGAAAACAATTCATAAAGAAATTGATACTGCGGACACACTTACATCCGATCCACAAATCATTCTTTCGTCTCATGAAGCTGGGCTTGTCGACGATAAAACGGCGGCAGTTGCCATTGGTTTCAAGAAAGATGTTGTAAATCAAGCTAAGAAAGATCGTGCTGAACGTATCAAACTTACTTTAGAAGCACAAGGTGGTCCAGAAAATGCTGATGGGGACCGTGGTGCACCTGAGTTTGATAAAGAGAAACCAGATGAAAAAGATGGTAAAAAGACACGTGGTGAAGGTGCGGAGAATCAAGAATGAGTACATTTTATGGAACAGTTGCCGCCGCTGATACTTACGTCCTCAATGATCGTATTGAGGATGAAGGTTGGAATGAATATGATTCAGATACAAAAACAAAAGGCTTGAAAAAAGCAACAGCTTTGATCGAAAATCTTAATTTTGTTGGTGCAAAGAATGATGCTGCTCAAGTTCTTGAATTTCCTCGTGGGACAGATACAACTGTTCCTGAGGCAATCGAACTGGCAACATATGAAATTGCATACCAATTAGTAGTACATGGTAGGGATGTGGAATTAGAGGCGGAACAAATCGGAGAAGTAGCGACCTCCTTCGGTGCTGGCCGTTTGCGAAAAGATCCTGATATGGCACAGATTGCCAAGGCTCATTTAATTCCTAGTGCCGTAGCTTGGCGGCATCTTGTCCCTTATCTTTTGCCAGGCGATGAAGTAAAATTGAGTCGCGTTAGTTAGGAAGAATTATGAAAAGTTTGCCCGCAAAAAAGTATTTTTTACCGAGGTGGCGTCTTCTTCAGTACATGGAAGGCGATTCTCCAGCAGACGATTCTCCAGCAGACGATTCTCCAGCAGGCGATTCTCCAGCAGGCGATTCTCCAGCAGGCGAAAGTGAAAAGACATTTACTCAAGCCCAAGTGAATGATATTGTTCAAAAACGTGTTAAGGGAGAGAAACTTGAGAAACAGAAGTTGATTGATCAACTTGGTACTCTTAAGAGTAATTCTGATCTAACAATTGCTGCAAAAGATTCCCTTGCCCAACAAATCGAAGCTCTTGAAACGTCAATGTTGACAGAAAAAGAGCAAACAGTAAAAGCAACAAAAGCAGCTACGCAGAAATATGACAAGGATACAAAAATGTTGACCGAAGATCGTGATCTTTGGAAAAAACGTTTTCATGGATCTAGTATCACTCAAGCCTTGGCAGACGCTGCTGTCGAGCATGGTGCTGAAAATGTTTCACAGATCCAAATGATGTTCAGCGGTGCGACTGAAAATGTTCAAGGGAAAGATGAACAAGGGAACCCCACGGAAGATTTTGTTCCAACATTAACGTTTACTGGTTTGAATGCGGAAAAGAAACAAGAATCTTTTTCACTTCCCGTGAAAGAAGCTCTTGCTAAAATCCGGGAAGATGGTTTGAACTCAAATTTGTTCAAGCATAAGTCCAAATCAGGTACAGGAGATCCACCAAAGGGTGGAGCTGGTGGTGTAGAAGGTCAATTTAACCCAAACAAACCCCCAGAACGGAAGGATTACTCCACTCAAGAGGAATGGGCTACTGCTTATGATGCGTGGAGGAAAAAGAGTCAAGAAGGTAAATCCAAATTTCAACAGAGGTGAAATATGTCAGCGAAAAGCATTTCTCGTCCGCATAGCCGTGGTCAATGTGAATCTCGTGGTTCAAGAGATCGTGGTTGGAAAATCAGTCGGAGTAGCAAACGTTACAATCGACGCAATTGCGTTCTCGGTATTAGTCGCTTTCATGCGAATGATACGGATGCATTCATCCCGGAAGTGTGGGCCCGTGAATCCGTACGTGTTCTGTCGGAACAAATGATTTATGGTGCAACAGTACATCGAGATTTTGATCCGTTGGTGGCACAATTCGGTGAAACGATTCACACTCGCAAACCGGCAGAATTGACCGGAAAACGAAAGCAAAATGATCTTGATGACGTTGAGGATCAAGACGTTGCTGCGACGGACATTGAAGTAAAGCTCAATCAACGAGTTTACTGCTCATTTATCATTGGTGATGGTGAGCAAAGCAAGTCGTTTGTTGATCTTCTGGATGAGTATTTGGTTCCGGCGATGCGAGGAAACTCCCGTCTTTTGGATCAGTGCTTGGGTGGTCAAGTTTATCAATTTCTTGGCAATCGTGCAGGTGGTCTTGGAACTCTTTCCAAAACCAACTCGCATGACTATCTGTTGGATATGCGTGAAGTATTCAACACGAACAAAGTTGGTCTTCAAAATCGTTGGTTGGGTCTGGCTTCACGGTCAGAAACAATGATGCAGAAGACTGATTTGTTCAAGTCGGCTGAGAAGATTGGTGATGATGGTACTGCTTTGCGTGATGCGATGTTGGGTCGTGTGGCAGGATGGAATACTTTTCTTGAATTGAATACTCCAAGTGTTCGAAATGCTGGAAAAGAAACTGCTACCACGACTGCTGCAGCTGCTTTGGCAGGAGCAACAAGTGTTTCTTCAACTGCTGCTGTTACAGTCGGTGCTTATATCACCATAGTTGGTGATATGACTCCTTTGCGTGTGACTGCTAGTGCGGGCACTGGTCCGTATACGTTGACCTTGAATCGTCCGTTGTTGAATGCTGTTGCCAGTGGTGCGGTTCTTCAAGCGTACACAACGGGTCTTGTCAATCAAGCAGTTGCCATTGCTGTAGGTCAGACTCACTTGGCGGCATCAGATGGTTATCCTGCCAATTGGATGAAGGAAATTGTGATTGATGCAGGTGTTCCACAAGAGGGACAACTGGTCAGTTTCAAAACTTCTGGTGGTACTGTGCTCCCTGGTGAATACAGTATCGTTCAAGCTTCGTCAACAACGATACTTTTGGATCGTCCTCTTGATGCGGCGATCGACAACAATGCCATTGTGTGCCTTGGTCCTGATGGTGATTACAACTTCGCATATCAACGTGAAGCTTTGACACTCGTGAATCGTCCGTTGGCTTTG